GGTCGGCGAGGGCCGGGCACACTGGTGCTGCCAGGCAGTAGTTTCTACAGTGAGGCCCTACGACCGCCGGCCCTTCGTTGTAGTTGCCGTGGATAGCCTCCTTCAGCTGCTGCTCGAACTCGGCTACCCTTTTCTCACTGACGCGCCAAACCCGAATGGGGCCTTTAGCGTGGCGCCCCCGCGGTTGGAGAATGGCTACCCGGTAGGATTGACGGGGACCAAAGCGGTGGATAGCCCCGACGAGGTAAGTGAGTAGCTGTGTGTTCTCCTCCGCCTCCACTGGCCTTACCCCGTACTTCAGGTCGGCGACTAGGAGCTCCTGCTCGGAGGCCACGATTACGTCGGCCGTCCCCGTCAATCCTACATAACCGAACTTCTCGCCGAAGTCGACCCGAAGCTCCGTATGCAGTTCCCCATCGACTTCTTCCACCTGGTCTTCGACCCATTCGGCGCAGGACAGAAGGGCGTCCTGCATCTCCTCGTTGTCCAGCATGTCCAGCCCTTGGATGCCACTCAGGTGCTCCTCGAAGTGGTGGTGGGCGAGAGTTCCTTCTTCCGCGGCGGGGGAGCTTTTAGACTCTAACCCCCGGGTCAGACGGAACCAGGCATGGCAGTTCAGCCACTTATCCGACGAGGAAGGCGGAAGGTCGCTGTGTGCCGGGGTATCTAGCTCAGTCATCGGTCAGTTCCTTCATCGCTGCATAGAGCGCCGGGTAGTCCTCGGGGGCAGCCGAAGACAAGTTCTTCAGGCCATTTGCTTTAAGGACCTTGGCCAGTGCCGGGGCACCAAGGCGCTTGATCACCTGCCGCCCAGCCTCCTGGAGGTCCGTAAGTTCAATGACCTCGGGGTCCTTCTCTGCCGGGGGTTCCTCGTCCCATACCTTTTTGGAGACGGGCCTTTCGGTGGCAGGCTTTTCGGCCACCTTCTTGGGTTCCTCTTCCCGTGGGGCCTCTTCGGCCTCCGGGGCCTGAAAGCCTTTGGGTTCTTCCTCTACTAAGGCCTCGGCGAGAAGAGCGAAGCCCTCAGCGAAGGCCTGGAAGGCCTTGGAGACTCTTGAATAGTCCATGGTTTGTTTCCTTGTAGGGTTTTGGGTTTGCAGAGGTTATTCTATCCAAAATCTGGCCCGTTCGGTTTAAGACAGCAGTTTTTTCTCCGGAAGCCCTAGCGATCGCGAAAAAAGTGGACAGAGGGGGTTTACGTCAACAGAAATTCTATGCATAATATACCTAAATACTTCAACAAACCCCGACCCTACTAGGAGAAAGACAATGACCAGCAGCAACGACACCCGCCCCCGCGCCGAGCTGACCGACGAACTGCTGACCGATCTCGGCGCGGCGCTCGTGGAGCTCCACGCCACCGACCGAATGCTGACCGCCTGGCTTGGGGACTTCGCGATGCTACCGGAAGGCACAGAGGTGCGCGCCGAGTGCAAGCGCCGCCGGGACGCTATTCGTGCCGCCATCGCCCGCGCTACCGGCGCGCGCTAAGACGGCCACCTAGGAGGACAGAGAAGTGGATTACATCGCAGTACGGACAAGAAGCGGCAACAAAGTTCACCTTGCCCACGTGGGCAGCAGCGGAACGGTTTGCGGCGTCTGGATGAAGACCAGTGCGGCAAACCGAAGGACGAGCGGAAAGATCAACTGCGATCGCTGCGCAAGCGTGATGCCGCGCACGGTTGAGCGGATCAACGAGGCCGCCCAGTAAGGGCGGCCCAAGAGGAGAAAGACATGACCAGGCTGGAACAGATCGAAGCCGAGCTGATGGCTTACCGCAGCGGCTGGGTACAGTACGACCGCGACCACGTGCGCGACTTGCAGACGGAGCGCCGCGTGCTGCTGGCAGAAAAGTGCGGCTGTGGCGGGCTGTGCGACAGCAAAGAGCCGTGCCCTATGGCCTACAACGCAAAGGCCGCCCGCTGAGGCGGCCCGGGGGCGGAATCCGACATGCCGAAAACAAATACGGGCAAAGGGAGGTTTACGTCAACAGAAATTCTGGTCATAATGGCACTTAATTCATAACTAAGTACCCCTACCCTACCAGGAGGCTCACATGACTAACTCAACTCTCACCACCGCCCTCTTCAACGGTCCCGCCACTGTTAACCAGTTGGCCGCTCACGTCGGTCTCTCCGGGTCTCGCATCCGTGAGCTCCTGAAGACCTACGACAACCTTCAGTCGGACGGCGGACGTCCTGCCAAGTTCTGGTTGGAGCCCCAGGTCGAAGAGCAACTGGAAGAGGTCCTGGCCGAAGAACAACGGGTTGAAGAGACTCAGGACGGCCCCGTCTGCCCCTTCTGTGATGCAGAGGCCAGCGACATGACCCCCGCAGGTCCTGAAGGAACCTTCCTGGGTGATTCTGTCCTCCTGTGCCACAAGTGTGAAAAGGCGCATAATGTCTTTTCCGGGGTGGAAGTCAGTCTGCCCAAAGGCCGCAAGTCTCGCAAGGCGCCCTTGAACCCGCAGTACAAGATCAACGCCAAGGTCGCAGCCGTCGAGGCCGCCGGAGGGACCTTGACTTACGATAAGTCCACTCGCCTCTGGGCTTTGCAGCTCCCCCAGCACAAAGCTCCGGTGCTCATGACGTCCCGAGAGTTCAGCCTGGTTGACCACAAAACCATCCTGGAACTCGACTGAACCCGACTCCCCGAAAGGGGCCTAAACCTTTGGTTTCTTGGAGATCACCATGATTGCTACCCTCCCTCTCGATCTTGGCCCAACTGACATCCTGGACCGTAGCCCTTCCGACATCATCGCCCGTGGGCATCGCATCCTGGACACCCTACCCGACGCCCCTTGCCCCACACTCTCCGACCGGTACATGTTCATTGACACCCGCCAGGTCGTCGAGGATATGAAGGATCTTGGGTTCCAGGTCGCTGATGTCCGTCGCCCCGCCTTCCGCACTAAGGCCGCGGCCTTTGGCGTCCATGAAGTGGACTTCAGGAGGCCAGAGGACATCGGCCGCAAGGACGGGGAGGCCCCACGCCTTGTCTTCATCAATTCGTACGACGGCTCCCGTAGAGCTCAACTGATCACCGGAGTTTTCCGCTTCGTCTGCTCTAACGGGCTGGTGGTCGGGGACGTTTTCCAGCAACAGAAGTTCCTGCATCTTGGCGACTATGCGTCCCAGCTCCTGGAGCAAATAAAGGAATCAGCCACCCAGACGCACAGGGTCTTTGAGCGCATCGAGGTCTACCGTCAGACCTTCCTGGACCGCCAGCTGTACCTGGAAATGGCGGAAAAGGCGCTGGCATTGCGCTATCCCGAGGGCGAACTGGTCCTGGACCCTGAGCTCGTTATAAGCCCCAGAAGGTCTTCCGACCGGGACCGTGACCTGTATACTACCTGGAACGTTATGCAGGAGAATATCCTGAAAGGTGGATTACCCGGGCGCCAACGAAACGGCCGCACCCGGACTTCGAGCGCCCTGTCGAACATCGAGCGCTCCAACAAACTGAACCGCGAACTCTGGAATCTCCTCGAGGACTACGCGGCCCTTGCCTAAGTTCTCGGGGCGTTCCATTAACCTTTAGCGGGGCGGGTAACCCCCGCCCCGCTCTTCCGAGAGGTAGACCGTTATGCCACAACCCTCCCTTACCGCCTCCGGAACTGCGCTCCGTTCCCTAGCGCATCTGGAGGAAGTCCTGCCAGATGAGTTACTCCGACAGAGGAGGTTTCTCATCTGGAACGAGGAACCCCATCCCAAGGATCCCGGGAAAAGGATCAAAGTCCCCTATTACCCGTCGGGAAAGCGCCGTAGGGGACCCCTAGGCTCCGACCGGGACCTATCCCAATTAACCACGTTGCCCGAGGCCTTCGAGGCAGCTACTGCGCTTAGGATGACTGGGGTAGGTTTTGCCCTGGTGGGGGAAGGCATAGGGGCCTTCGACCTGGATAACTGCCTGGACGAGGACGGTCATCTTATCGAGTCCCACGCCGGAGCCGACCTTGTAATCGAGGCGGAAATGGCGGGGGCGTACATGGAAGTCAGTCCGTCCGGTCGAGGACTTCGCATCGTTGGGGCCAGCTCCATCACCGAGGCCTATTCCCGGGACGGCCTGGAGTACTGGGGCACGGGGCGATTTATAACGCTCACGGGCGACGTCTGGTCCAACCCCAAGGGGTTCAGATGCCTTGAGGACTTTAGAAAGCGTATACAGCCGCTGAGGCCTGTTAGCGAGCATTCCTTGGATGAAGATGAGGTTCCGATCATTACTCCCCGCCTGCTTTCGAACCTCAAGAGTGCTTTGGCTTCCATAAATGCGGACGAGAGGGAGCTATGGGTCCGCATGGGGCTGGCCTTGAAAGGCCTCGGAGATAAGGGATTCCAGCTTTGGGACGAATGGTCAAGGACTAGCGATAAGTACGACCGACAAGACTCGCTAAGGGTCTGGGACTCCTTGAGGCCTACAGTAATTGGGTACAAGTCCGTCTTTAGCGAAGCCCAGGAGAACTGGGGCTGGGAAAATCCCGAGGCCCGAAGGAACCGCAGCAACGAGGAGGGCGACGGCGACCCCGATGACCCTATCCCCAGTTCAACTAAAGGTCCTGAGCGTGTTCCCCTAGGGGACATGGTGCTCCACCCCACGGAATTTGTGCTGGACGGGTTTCTCCCGACAGGAGTCACCGTCATTGCCGGAGCTTGGGGCGCCGGGAAATCCACCAACCTGATCCCCCTCTTCGCATCTGTTGCCCATCTCACCCCCGAGGATTGGGGCTTCTGGCCACAGCTCCGCAGAAAGGTCATCTGGGTCACTGAGGCCCCGAACCAAGCCCGGGATACCCTTTATTCGTTGGCCAAGGCCGGGGGTTCGGCATCCTGGCAGGAATTCCGGGAATGGTTCCATCTCTATCAGGCGAAACGGCAATCCCCGAGGGCCACGGCCAAGTTCCTAAGACGCCGGGTAGAGGAACTCACGTACGAACTCCCGAACGGGTTTAAGGTTGCCCCCGCCCTGGTGCTTGACACCACGTCGGCGAACCTGGACCTGGAGAATGAGTCGGACAACTCGGAGGTGGGGGCAGCGATGGCCGAACTCAAGCAGAGGCTCCCCGGAATTCCACTTACCTTAATCGGCCACACCCCGAAGGCCTTGGCCAAGAGTGATGTCTCGGACATCACATTCCGAGGGGCCGGGGCGTGGGAGGCGGATTCCGTGGCGACCTATTTCTTGGTGCACGACCAGGACACCGACATCCGGTTCCTCGCCATCCGGAAATGCAGGTTTACCCCGACTTACTCTGAAATCCAGTTTGACCACTTTGCAGGAAGCGAAATCGTCGACACCCCCTGGGGAGAGCCTCAGTCGAAGTCATACCTTCACGGCATCCCCATTCGGAGTTCGGGAGAACAGCGAAGGGCAGCACAGGAGGCTGTCAGGGAGGAAAAGAGAGAGCAGCAAAGGGAGAGGGCACTATCGGATCGGCAGACCAGGATCATGGCGATGGTTTCGGAGGCCGCGGCCGCCGGGGAGATGCTTACCAAAGCCTCCATTCGGAAGGCCCTGGGCGGGAAGACCGAACTAGCCGTCGCGGCTCTGGACAGGTTACTAGAATCTGGCAGGGTCAAACTGGTTGAGATACCTGAAGGGGCCTGGGACCAAGACGGGAGGACACCTGAGGGGATAATTCTCCCTGCAGAAGTCGACCCTGAGCTTTTCTTCGATCTGGGAACGTAGGGGGTGTGAAAAGGGCCTTCTAGAGGGAGGGGAAGAGAGCCCAGGCTTTCATTCCCTAGACTCCCAAACTTGTGTTCCCACCCTATAGGGAACACGCGTGGGAACGGAGGGGAAAGGGGGACCTACGCTCCCCCTTTCCCCCTCTCCATTCCCTTAAGTTCCCCTGGTATCTGGGAACATGTGGGAACGGATAGGGAACATAAGGGAACGTGGGAACGGTAAGGGGCTAACAACAGAACCAGAAAAACCCCGGAACGGGGGACCTGCCGAGTTAAAAAGACCCGGGGTTGTCGGCCCCGAAAAACCGTGGTCGGGGAGGGGTCTTCCAGGTCCTGAACCCCGGAAGGAAATCCGGTCACTGGTTTACTTTTTCCCCGCTTTAGGGTCTAATATAAGGGACCCTGTAGGGAGGGTTGCTGTAGGTCTCATTGGGTCCTTGCTCCCTCTGGGGCGGAGGGTTGGAAAAAGCCCAACGTCTTAGAGGGAGCGTCTTTTAAGACCTGGGTACCGGAACGGGTGTGATTATGTCGGGGAAAAACAAAGGTGGAAGGCCGCCTATTGTGCTAGACGAAGACCAGGTAGCCCAGGTTGAGGCGCTTGGCGCGGTTCTGTCTCTTGAGCAGATTGCGGACTACTTCGGCATCGGGCGGAATACGTTTACTTCCATCATGAAGCGACAGCCGGAGGTTGCCGAGCGCTATAGAAAGGGGAAAGCCCGAGCTATAGGGTCTGTCGCTAACGGGCTCTTGCAAAGGGCGCAAGCGGGAGACACTGCAAGCGCGATTTTCTATCTGAAGACCCAGGCTCGATGGACGGAGCGTCAGGAGGTAGCACACACCTCGCCTGACGGCAGCATGAGTCCCCGGGATTCCAGCGCCGCCGTCCTTGAGGCACTGCGACGCAAGCACGATGACGCCAAGTGAGATAGCGGACAACCGAGCCGACCTGTTGACCTTCACCAGGACCATGTTCCGCGCTAGAAAAGGTGCGGACATGATGCCAGCCTCCCACCACAAACTGATTTGCGACGCCCTAGAGCAGGTGGTAGTCGGAAAGATCAAACGCTTGATCATCAACGTGCCGCCTCGCTCGGGCAAAACCGAGATTGCAGTTATCAACTTCATCGCATGGTGCATGGGGAACTGGCCCGACTCCGAATTCATCCATGCCAGTTACTCGAAACGTCTAGCGACCGCCAACACCTACGCTGTCCGGGCGACGATGATGCATGAGGTTTACCGGCATATATTCGATCACACCGCGCTGGCGGAGGACTCCAAGGCGAAGGACGAGTTCCGCACCGAACAAGGCGGCATTGTATATGCCACAGGGGCTGAAGGCAGTATCACTGGGTATGGCGCTGGCAAAATGCGCCCCACGTTCGGCGGGGCCATCGTGATTGATGACCCGCACAAGGCCGGGGAGGCAAACAGTGCCGTCATGCGACAGAACGTGCTCGACTGGTTCAGCACGACAATGGAAAGCCGGAAGAACAGTCCCGACACTCCAATCATCGTCATCATGCAACGTCTCCATGAAAACGACCTATCAGGCTGGCTACTGAACGGCGGTAACGGAGAGCACTGGGACCATGTGTGCATCCCGGCGGTCAATGAGAAGGGCGAATCGTTCTGGCCTGAGCAATTCCCGCTGGACATGCTGGAGCGCCTGAAGGCCAGCAACAGCTACGTCTACGCTGGGCAGTACCTGCAAACCCCGGCTCCGCTCGGCGGCGGCGTGTTCAGGGAGGAATGGCTGCGTCATTGGACTGTGCTGCCAAAGATCGAATACTGCATGATCTATTCCGACACCGCCCACAAGACCGGACAGGAGAATGACCGCAGCTGGTTCCAGCTGTGGGGCAAGGGCCGGGACGGGAACATTTACCTGCTGGACATGATCCGGGGGCGCTGGGAGGCGCCGCAGCTCCTAATGCAAGCTAAGGCGTTTTGGGACAAGTGCAGGGCCGCCGCGCCCGCCGTTGTTCGCAAGCTGAAGATCGAGGACAAGGCCAGCGGGATCGGCTTGGTCCAACAGCTTAGACAGCAGGGCATTCCGGTAGAAGGCATACCCCGGAATCGCGATAAGCTTACTCGTGGCTACGATGCGGCCCCCATGGTTGAGGCTGGCCGGGTATACCTGCCGGAGCGACATGAGTGTCTATCTGATATGTTACATGAGATCGCATTATTTCCCGTAGCAGCCCATGATGATGCTGTTGACCCGTTTATGGATGCGATACAAGATATGCTACTCGATAGCAACCACTACAGTTGGAGCGGCTTCGCATGACCAACGACGTCATGATCAGCGACGGCCTTCAGAACGTCGTCGCAAACCTGGGTACGAGCAGAGATAAAAGCTCGCACACCGTCTACGTTGCCGACAACCTCACGTCAGAGCAGCTGGTCAACATGTACCGCTCCAGCTGGCTTGCCGCTGCGATTTGCGACTATCCAGCCGAAGACGCCACCAGGAAGTGGCGCTCCTGGCGCGCCGAGGCCGACCAAATCACCAAGATCGAGGCGGAAGAAAATCGCCTTGGCCTGCAGCACAAAGTCCAAGAGGCTTTGATCGCCTCCCGAATCCTGGGCGGGGCTGCCCTGTACATTAGCGCTGAGAACCAGGACCCGGCGCAGCCTCTTAAGCCTGGCGACAAGCTCAATTCACTGGTCCTCATGGGCAAGGACGAGCTAACCCCCGGCGAGATCGTCCGCGATATCAGCAACCCCTATTACGGTAAGCCTGAGTTCTACGAGATCAATACGGACGGCAAAGGCTCCCGTGTTCGGGTGCATGCTAGCCGATTTGCTATCTTCACGGGTCGCAAGGTTCCGGGCGCAAGCGTTTACGCCAGCAGTGGCGTATGGGGTGACTCCGCGTTGCAAAGTACCCTGAGCGCGATTAAGAGCGCAGACACTACCGTCGCCAACATCGCCAGCCTGGTCTTCGAGGCGAACGTGGACGTGATGAAGGTCCAGGGGTTTGCGGATCTGTTGGCCCAGCACCAAGACGAACTCATTTTGCGCCGCGCCCGCTTGCAGGCCGCGATGAAGGGCATCAACGGCATGCTCATGATCGACGCTCAGGACGATTATGAGAAAAAGTCCGCTGCGTTCTCCGGGCTCGAAGCCTTGATGGCCCGATTCTTCGAGTGGGTGTCTGGGGCGGCCCGCATCCCTGTTACACGTCTGTTCGGACGGGCTGTTGCTGCACTGTCTGGCAGCGGCGAGGGTGACGAGCGGGTCTATTATGACCGCATTGCCGACATCCAGTCGCAGGGCATTGAGCCGGCCATCAGCCTGCTGGACGAGTGCATCATTACTCAGGCCTTGGGCGAACGCCCCGCTGAAATCTATTACGAATGGGCTCCGCTGCGCCAGAAATCCGAAGCCGAAACGGCGGACATCTTTACTAAGTACGCGAACGCTGCCCGCTCTCTCGCTGGCGCGAACGCCGGGGAAGTGGTGCCGATGGACGCCCTTAGCGACGCAATGGTTAACGCCCTCTCCGAGGCGGGGGTGTTGCCGGGGCTCGAGGGCTATGTCGAGAAGTATGGTACGCTGGGAGAGCAAGAAGGCTTTATAGGGGGCGAAGATGAGATTTAATGACCGCGTGAGCGTGGGGCAAACCAAGCAGACCAGCGAGGGTTATTTGGTTGCCACTGCTAGGGTTGCTCGCACCGGCGTTCAGGAATACTACGCCGCCGAGCTTGGAGACGTCGCTGTGCAGGCGGGGTTCAAACCGGACGATATTGTCCGCGTTTACCGCTCCCCCGACCAGGTGTT